AAATTCTCCAACCTTCACTATGCAGATCGTTGATCTGTTGCCCTAAACTCTCTACCTGCTCCTGTAGTGCCTCATTCTCAGTACGCAATTTTTCCAATTCGCTCGAAGCCTCATCCAATGCATCATCCAGTCGCTCAATTTCATCCACAGCATCATCCATGGCGGAGTAAACACCCTCAACCTCATCGGCAAGAAAACTTGCAGAGACTTCCATTAAGTCTTTGAAATTTTGATCATGTCGGTAGGATTGCTTAGTATTTGAATAAGCCGATCTAAGATTCCCTACCTCATCTTTGGCCTGATCTAGCTTATCCCTAATCTCGCTACTCAATTTAATTCCTCCCCTTATTCACTCTCACATGGTCCAATAAGTTCTGATTTTGATTGATTCATGATACAATCTAGATGAGTAGCTTCCTTGTCAGTTGGGACATCCATTGCCGTGGGTGTTCCTTCTTTTTGCCCAATCGTCTTCCTTATCACAAGATTGATTAGGGTTTCCTCATTGACATCAATTGAGAAGTATTCCGAAATAACACCATCCTCTACGCTGATTCCTGCCTTTCCGCGATATTCTACTTCAGGGAATATCTCATTTAGTAAGGCATCTACACCGTTCCAATCGGCATCAACCTTGGATATGACCGTGACGCGCCTCAATGTGTTGGAGTGACCATCAATCGACCATTGCTCGATTAGCGGGCTATCTTCTAGGTCTTGGATGGCGGAGAGTTCATCTTTGGTTAGTTTTCTCATTGTGGTTGCTCCTTTCTAGAATAAACTGTTCACCCGGTAATCTACTCCGATATAGTCCATGACTTCGCCTAGTCCTAGTTTGTTGATGCAGTAGTCGTATTGCTTAGGGTGAGTCTTCGCCATGCGCTGGAACTTGTTTTCACCTTTCTCTAGGTGTTCTCCGAACATGCACCACATGCACCCTGTTCTTGATACGCCTGTAGTGGTTAATCCTGTAATGGTTGGAACGATATCACCGTAAATAGTTGCATACGGTTCATTGTATTTAACTAAGTATTCCAAAACATCTTGATCCGTCCAGAACCCCATCGGTATACTCATTGGACGCTTTTCGCTAAATGAATTACAACCTGTTTTTAGGTAATTTTGTCGTCTCATTACCGCCTCACTAGCCATTGTTCCTACGAATGGTTTTTTACCACTTTCCCTTTCATATTTCTTAGCTGGCCTCTTTTTCATCACATCGCAGCAAGCACTGGATATTTTGAATGGAGCATCAATTAGGTACTTGTACTTCATGTATCTTTGCTTGAATACACTTTTGCTTCCGTCTGTGTTTAGGCCGTTGAGTCTGTTTATGGCCCATGGCCTACCTTTCTTAGCGTACTCTACACGTGACGCAACATCCTTACCTATGACCGGATACCCATATTGCTCGATAACCTTTCCAAATGTCATTTTAGGATTCAGCCAAGTTACATTTTCCTTTGTCTTTACGAACTGAACAATCTCCGGGTATTCCAGACCCGTATTAAGGAACACCGCTTCAACATCGGGATAAAGTTCACGAACTAGTTTCAGTAAAACTGTTGAGTCCTTACCCCCACTAAATGAGACATATACCTGTCCATCCCATGCCTCATACCATTCCCTGATGCGTAATTGCGTCTTGATAATCTTTAATTCGAGTGGAAGAGATTGCATTTGTTTTAACTCCCACGACTCTACCACTTACACTTCTCTAGCCAATTAATACAGTCCACTCTTGAAAACACTGGGTTAAACGGCTCCCCAACTCTCCCCCGTCCAACATAATCAACCACTACCGCCTTCATGCTGCCATCTTCCTTATCCTCACCCCGAACCGTATTGCCACACCGCATTAACTCGGTAAAGTCAGCCTTATTGCGCTTGATACGCTCCTCGATAACCTTCTTTTCCTGCTCGATTTTGTAGGCTTGGATTTCTCGATTAAACCAAGTTTTGATGACTTTAACGATTTTCTTTAACATCCCAACGCCCTCCTCTTCCTCTTATTCCTCACTCGCTTTGCCACAATTGGCGCAATCTCCCGCCTAGAACATTCTCCCTGACAAAATGGAAACATTAGATTGGTGAACAACGCTCCTCCTGTGCTAATTTCCCATGGGCGTCCACAAGTGCAGGTTGTCTTGATTTCACCATCAGGGAGGTTGACGTCTTTTCCGCAAAGGCAAGTTTGAGTTTGCTGTTTGGTCATTTGACACCCCTCCTTAGTTAGTAAAGAGATTAACCGATTACGCGAAGTTCGGTTATTTCGCTGTTTAGTCCAAAAGTTTGGTTGATGTAGGAAATGGTATTCTTATCGGTAATACAAACCTTCCTGAGTTCCTTGTAAAAAGTTTGATTCATGGCATAGATCATTTTTCTTCCTCCTCTTATTTAATTAACTTTGACGTAAAGACTTTCAACTGACCTTCAGTTAGCTGGACTGATTTCAGAACATCCTTAAAGCTTTTGCCGTAATTCGCCTTGATGCGTTGTTGTTCCTGATAGGATAAGCGCCTTTTCTGATCTTTACGCAATAGACTTGCCCCTTTCAAGTGGTGAATGGCTACCTCCCCCTCTTCCGTTGCCTACTAGCCATCTTTCTGGACTTATTTCGCTTGATTCTCTTCACTAATGAGATGGGGCTCCTTGGGGCAGGAGACGTATCCGGTTCCTCGTAAGTCGGCATTGGCATCGGTTTATGGTATCCGTAAATATCATCATGATAAAATCCTGAGAAATCGTTATACCTTGGATTCATCTAGTTCACTCCTTTCCTTAATAAGCACTCCTATTCCCAATCAAACTCCGCATTTGAGCGAACAACCTCGCCATAGGGTTACCCGAGCTACCGATATGGGAGATAACCTTGTCCATTGTCTCGCGTTTCTCCTTGCGCGTTTCCTTCTTGCCACCCCAAACGAACTTTTGCACAAGATGTGGTTGAGTTGATTCGATGTACTCCCAATAGGATAGGCCACGTGATTTGGCAGCTTGACTGATTTGGTTGGATGGATTGTTAGATTTCAATTTGATTCCTCGCTTTCATTTAATTTAGGCTTGTCCCACTACATCCTAGAATGGTGCTTTTGGTGGCAAACTTCTGAATAATTCTGGAAAATAAGTTTGCATGAAATAAGTTCGGAGTATCAAGCGGTATGATATTTATATATTGCCAGAAATAATCTGAGGGACATTTCCACATCATCGTCGTTAGTTACTAAGATTTCTCCGGAACTCTCATAAAGATAAACCCTGAATCCATTAGCCTTTAAATAATCCCTGAAGATCGGACGTTCATTCAAAAAGGTGTCGATTTCCTTGTTTGCAAATTCCTCACCTAGCGCCTTTAGGATTTCAATAGTGGGAGATTCCTTTTCTGCGACATCGCTTACGTCTAAATCGTAGGTAGATAATTTTTTCATTGCTTGGTCGAATCCAATATTGAACCACTCCCCAATTGTTCGCTGTCCTTCAAACTCTTTATGCAGTGCAATTTCTACATCGCTGTAGTTTTTGCACTGGCTAGTATGGCAAACCCTTTTAAAATTTCTCCCAGACTGCTTTTGCAATGTTTTAATTCGATGAGTCACGTTCCTTGTTTTACCAATTTTAATGCAATCGTCTGACTCGATGATGTATACATAGCCCTTGCCTTCCTCCGTGGCCGTTCCATCGTGAGCATTTACCCCTAAATCAACTTCTAAATGGATGGTTATTAAATTACTCATGCTTGTCCTCCCCATTCGTTACGCTACCCTCAATACCAAGCTGCAAAAACTCCAAGTCTCGTATCTGCTTTTTTAGGGATAAAACCTTTTCGTTAATCATTGAACCGAGAAAGAATGCCGAACTCGCCTTATGTGTCAACGAGTGATTATTAAACGTTTGATGAACGAACTGTCTGCTAACTCCGAACTTTGTGGCAATATCGCCACCGTTATAGCCTGTTAATCTCCTGAACTCATCCACTAATGCCTTCTCCGTTGTCTTCACCTCCTTGACGAAACGTTTCCAAAACATCCTTTTTTAAATACTTTTTTGCAAATTTGTCATAAATTAATTGAAAAACCTATTGCCAAGCTATTGTTTATAGTGTAAGATGAACACAGTTAAACAAGAGCGTAGCAAACAAGCCCCTTGGACTACGGTAGTGTTTGATGCAGGTACTTCAATACCTGAATCGTTCGTTGGTAGCGGACAAATTACTAAGAGCACTTAGCTCGATCGATGTACTTTCGGCTTATCAATACTGGTAATATTGATGGACTGGAAGTGCGTCAAGCCAGTAATCATTAACAATACTTTCAATCTTCCTCTTTTTGCCTGGTAAGCATGAAGAGGTTGATTGTAGTTGAAGAGATTTTCGAAAGTAAGAATGAAATAATGTGCTAGGTTTGGTATCCTAGCTTCCTTGGCTAACACTTAGTACCCACTTGGTCATCCTTGCCCATTGGCCTAAACTCTCCGAAGTATTTTATCTCAGCTTCTCTTCGGACAATTATGGCATCCTCGATATTTTCAAATGTTCCTAAATATTTGTTTTTACCATCTGCCCTTATGAAGGCTTTCCATTTACTCAAGCTCCTAGTGACCCCAGTTGCCCCTGATGTGTTATTTGAATTAGTACTCTTATTGCGATAGTTTTCCGTAGGTGTGCAAATCCTTAAATTACTTCTTCGATTATCTAATGGATTGCGATTAATATGATCAACATGAAATCCATTTGGAGGGTTCATTAACCACCTATGAAGTCCTGACGCTCCAGTAACGGTAACTCGCGAATCATATTCTCTCTTGGCAGCACACCACGTACGCGGGAACTCCATAACTCGTTCTATATCGTCCGTTTCGATAATAGTTTCATAACTTTCCCCTAATATTGTTTTCAAAAATATAATGGTAATATCCCCGGCGATAACAAAACTGTTTTTCATTATTCCTCCTTGAATAGCTCAGCTACGCTGCATCCTAGAGTTTTTGCGAGTATTCCAAGAACTCTTACACTTGGTACACTTCGCGAGTTACAAGTATCAGTAACCGTTGAATAGCAGACACCAGCACGTTTAGCTAATTCCGTTTGGGTAAGGCCTTCTGTTGATTCGATTAATCGTCTGAGGTTCTTACCTACAACTATATTGATCTGGTCCTTACTGGCAGTTATCATTTTTGTTATCACCACCTTATCTAGTTGCTACTAGCAATAGTCGAAGTAAATAACACGGGTTCTATTTACATTATTTACTTCATATCATTACTATATATTACTGTGGGCAATATTGCAATATACCTAGCATAATTATTTTACCCCTGGTTATAATTAAGTAAGGAATCACAAAAGGAGGTAAACAGTTTTGAATTTTGGTGAAAAGGTTAAGTATGTAAGAGAATTAAGAGGACTTAGTCAAACCGATTTAGCTATAATGGCCGGATTATCAGCCCCTTTTATTTCTCAAATAGAAAATGGAAAGAAAAGGCCAGCAACTGAAGCGTTGACGAAGATAGCTCAAGCATTAAAGGCTAACACCTGGTTCTTTATGGATGATAATGCCTTGAGCTTTGAGGAAATGATAAAGCTATCGGACTATGAGCCACCGGAGGATATTGTCGAGTTCTTCGCTACACGCGAAAGTTTACCGTACGCTATACTCGCCAGAGAACTACACGCAGAACAGATTGACCCAATCTTCTTTCGCGAACTCCTAGAGTCGATTAAAAAAATGAGATCAAGATAGTGTTATAAAATGCAAATATTATGTAAATTAAAGTCGGAATACATCGTGTATTCCTTTTTTTATGCCTAATTAGAAGTATGTGGTCGGAATTGTTCTGCATCATGCACCCCTGAGTAATCGCTTGTACATTGTACTATTTAAATAGCGCCAACTTTAATAAAGAAAGGAAGTTTTTGTATGATCGTTGAAATGGATTTGGGAGGCTGGTTTAAGTGGGTGGTAGTTGACGATGACTTAACCATACTCGACCCTCAGTATTTGTATGAGTTTGTTACTTATTTTTTTAGCTAAGTAGGATAAGTCGGTTAACCTGTCGAATTAAAGTGAAATGGGAAAACCCCCTGAGACTCCACCTGCTAAAGTGATCTCAAGGGGTTTGCTTGGACAGGTTGTTTTGTGCTGTATTTTTATTATAAAGCATAAGCACGGCTCCTGTCCATTCCTAAATTAATTGACAG